GCATCTAACACGATCAGTGGATACGGAACCGGAGCATCTGGAGCTCTTAAATATGTTGACGGATTAAGTACCGACATCATTCAAGAAGCTAAACAAGCTCTTATCGCTAACGGTGGTGAGCCTATGAATACTGGTGGGGACGAAAACCAAGAAATTCCTGGTTACTTGTTCTTCGCTCCTGACGCATGCTTACGCCCATTACGCTCCGACCCCGACTACTTAGAAGCAATCACTCAAGCTGACGCTCGTGGTGAAAACAATAAGTTATATTCCGGTTCATACGCTAAGTGGGACAACAATGTAATTGCTAACCATAATGTTCTTATCGACACCGCTCGTGGACGCCAAGGTTCTCCTTTACTTCCTACCTTCTACGCTTATTCAGCTGTTGCAGATGCGACCGCATTAATCGGCGATACTAACGGTGACTTCATGGCTAACTTCCGTGGTGCGTTTATCGACATCCCCGGTGGTGGTGGAGTAGATCTCGTTAAAGAAGTTGGTGCTACCTACTACATCCTCGGAATAGATACCGATGGAAGTGTTGCATTATACTCATACGACAGTGCAGCAGTTTCTGCTGATTTCTCCAGTATTACTGGTGGAGCTCTTGCTCGTGTTGATAATGCTGCTGCCGGTAATGCGAATGATGTATTCCAAGCGCCTGCCAATGTTAAAGCTGGTAATGCGTTCAACGCTGGTGCCTTGTTTGTCCAAGCTAACGCTGTCGGAACCCCTATTGGTTACGCATTAGCTATGGGTAAAGACGCAATGTACTACGCAAAAGGAAAAATCTACGGTGAGCAAATCTTCCATTACGACGATTTCGCAAACTCAGGAAACGAAGCACACTTGTCTGCTGTTGGTGTTCAGTCCGTTTACGGATTGGGTGCAAGAAAAGACACTCGTGGTCGTGTTCCTGCGGTTCAACTTGTTGAAGTTGTTCGTCAGGTGCCAGGCTTGTCGATCGCTCAAGTCTAATGGTACGGATTTTCCCCTCCCATTAACCCTCCAGCCTCTCTCCTGCGTATTGCGGGGGAGAGGCTTTTTTATATCATGAAAATAATAATAATTGGAAAAAGTAATCAAATGGGCTCAACGCCCAATATTCGACTTAAAGGCATGTCTCAATTGAGATATAATTTTTTATGGGATTCTGAGATTAGGCATTTTGCTTATGAACCGAAAAACCAAAAAGAAATAGATGATATCTTTAGGACTCAGGGTAAACTATATAAGACCATGTACTTCTCCGTTTGGTTGGATGAGGTTAAAGCCGAAGAGCCAAAGCCTGAGGCCAAAGCTTCTACAGGTGCAAAATCTCGACCAAAGGCGAAGCCGAAGGCCAAAAGCCAACCGGTCGCAGAAGCGGTTCTTAGCGAATAAAATGGCGCTATGGCCGCGATCACATACTTATCCTTAAAGGATCAGCTTTCGAGTATGCTCGGTGCTGATTCGGTTGCAGATCTACCACCAGTCGATCAGGACCGAATAGGTATCTGTATCAACCAAGCGTATCGCGAGTGCTACACGCCAATAGATGGTAAACGCCCCATGTGGGCAGAAAAGAAGTTCAACCTTAATTTTGCCGCAGATCAAGCGGGTGCAGAGTTATCTCACGAAATTACATCTGTTGATAAAATTCCTGAGCTTGTAGGTGAGGGCCCACTTTCTCCAATGACCGGTCCTGAAGCTGAAATAAAAGCCCGATCGCTTTTCTCTTGGGATTTTAGATCTCCTTCTGGACGCGGTCTTAATTTTCCACACTTTAAAGATAATGAACCTGAAAAGGGTAGGCCGGTGTGGTATTATGTAGATAATAGAAATTCAGGGTCTGACTCAAAAGTAATTCCTCGATTTTACTTATACCCGGTACCAGATAAAGCGTACAGTGTTGAGCTCTATGCCAATGTTGTTCCCGCGGAATTATCTTTAGATACAGACGAGCCTCGAATACCCTCTGATCTTGTTTGGGATATTTTATACCCAATGGCTCAAGGTAAAATTCTTTCTGATCCTAGATATAATGGAGATAATAAAGAGTTTATCGCTCGTATGGCGGATGAAGCTAGAAAACGGCTCCGTCAGATGGTTTCTCCTCAAAAACATAAAGGGTCGCTCAGATTAGGTAAACGACCAGGTTGGTAATGGCTCAGGATCTGACCATACGACTACTTGGTCGTCCTAAGGTAACCAAGGATTCACAGGCTGGTTTTAATACATTAGCCCGCAAGTATGTGGTCCAAGGTCCAAGGGCGAGTAAGGCGGGCATTGAGGATCCAACCAACCCACTATTTTTACCGGTTGGAACTTCGGATGAAGAATTTACTGGGTATAAATTAGTAGATCAAAATATAGAACCTTCTCAAGGTTCTATGGATAAAGCTTATCTCAACAGATCGTTTGTAAATTTACGTGAGCGCTGGGTTTCTGAATCTGTAACGCAGACTCCAGATTTAATTAAATTAAATAGAAAATTTGTAGTTCTCCGGGCTGAAGAGAGTACCTATGGGTACAGTGCTGCGGCTTGGGCGAAACATCCCAGTAATGCCGTGGTAAAAACTAATGCCGAAACTCCTTGGGATTACGCTCCAATTCCTGTGACTCAAGGCCAACCAGCTACAAACAGCATCAGTTTAAGCAATGCCGCTGATCACGGACTTAATAATATTCCATATGTATCTATAAATGGAACCGCTCAACCTTTTAGTGATTATTTAACTTCGCAAGTTAGTACGTCTTATATGGGCTCTTGGCTTCGCGGAAAAGCCTCTGTGGATATGGCTACACCCGGAATTGATGTTTGGAATGTCGAGTGGGTGACTCACGGGAATCCGTATTGGACTTATGGTACATCTAGTCAGAAAAGTGGAGGTGGATCAAAGGCTTTAACTGTAGTAGATTTTGATCATCTAGGTTTAAAATTAACCACTGTTGGTGGGAATTCTAGTTCTGGATCCTCCGCCGTTCTCGCTAAAACCTATACCTTTTTTATCGTGGGATCGTCTGTCCCGCAAAGCGTTGCTGAAGTTTCTGGTGGTTCTGCATCTTCTCAAAGTGGTGGGCCGTCAGTTAAATTAAGCTTTAAAATAAGAGGGTATGAAGGAGGTTCTACTTCATATTCTCAATTTTTGAAAAATGCCGTTTGGAATATAAATACAACTGAATCTCTTAGTTTCCCCGGGCTAGACGGCGCACCGGTTCCAGTAGGATCTAAAGACCCATACATACTTAAATTTGATCAAGGCCCGTTTGCATGGACAAGTGGTGGAGTGTCTGCGGTATCTCCTGATGGACTTCCTACTTTTCAAGGTGAGCCTATAGCTCATATCGGGGGTCAGATAACTTGGACGGCAACTCAAGTTAGTGCTCGATCTGGTGCTGGTGGAACTAGCTACACATCAGACATAGTATCGTCTAAAATCAGCCCTATTTTTAATTACGGATCCACTAAGATATGGAAGGTTCAAACTACTTATGTCGGTTAATAAAGAACTGGAAGATCGAATCTCAAGTCTTGAAAATTTAGTATCCGAATTAAAAGATCGCTTAGATGATTCTGATGAAGCAATTGATGAGATTCAAACTACTGTTGACGAATCTCAAGAGTTTGCAAACGACATTCAACACGGAGAGGTACCTTTTCAAGTTCACTGGATAAAAATCGATGAAACTGAATCTTACGGAAGCTGTGACGAAGTTGATGATTTAGATAAAGCTAAAATAGCTTTTAAAGAAGCAGCTAAAAAGAGAGATGAGTCTAGCACTTTTAGACCGGTACATCAGGGAGATGTTATGGTTTTAATGTGTGACACTGCACCTGAACCTGAACCCCCCTCGGGCGGAGGGACTCCTCCTGAGGTGCCCGCTTGTTACTACATTGGAATGTGCGCTAAAGTTGATCACACAACACAGTTAGAAGTTCCTACAAATCTTAAAAATATAGGTATAACAGAAAGCCAAGAAAGTGATTCTAATAAACCTTATCGCGAATTCTTTGCGTGGAGTAGTTGTGGAGGATCTGAGGGTAGCACATCTGAATTTGGATGTGAGCCTATAGAAATATGCGATGCGACTGCTTCTGGAGGTACTCGTACAATTTATGTAGCTACACACCCAAGTGCATGCCCTTAAATGGCTCATATTATACCAACCGCTGTAAAAGAACAGCTTCTATCAAGCCCATCGACTTGGACTAGTAAACCTGGAGATTGGAGTAGTATATCTCTCCCGGTTTATCAGTCCTGCTTTGATCAATATGGTTTTGGTGACTGGTCTGTTATGCAGGAACAGGCCACTTCGACATATACGACCTCTAAATCCGGTAATGTCGCTAGTTTAAGTTTATTAGATGTGCCGGACGGATATGTTGCAACCCAAAGAGCTGATATTTTCCTGGGAAATACAGGCTGCACTTCTAACACTTATAATTTAGATATTAGCGGGGTTGTTGAAACTTTTAATGGGGCGTCCAGCTCGTGGCCTAGAAGCTTCGAACTCTTAAGAATATTAATAGACGGAGCTGAGATGGATTTTGCTGGAGCTGTTATGACTAAAACTAATGCTCCAGGGGCTCCCACATTTACATTTCCGGCGAACTCCACAGTTTTAGAATCTCAATTTAATGATCAAGATAGCAACGAGTGGGGAGCTGATGTTTATGTACCTACAAAAGTTATAACTGTCCCCGCAGGCCCATGTGTTAAACAGATAACTTTTTGGGCTGACACAGTTGATATGGCCCACAACACAACCCAGTTAGGTGATGTAAAATACGATATCACAATAACAAAAGTTTAACCATGAGTAATAAAGAAAAATCTAAAGGTCTTGGCGATACCGTCAAAAAAGTAACTAACGCACTCGGAATCAAACAATGTGAGCCGTGCAAGCGGCGCCAACAAAAACTCAATCGGTTGTTTCCGTACAAGGATCAGGATAAAAATAAAGGGTGAGGTTTTTCCGGATACCAGCCTTCACGGGCATTGAAACGCACCGCGATGACGCCGATCGGGGTAGCCTGCGCGTTGTCGAAGGTTGCGTCCCCCACGGGCCGGGAGGACTGCGTTCAGGCCCGGTCTGGCAGAAAATTGGAAATGTAGATTTATTCTCTGATTCCGATCAGAATCATATGACCGCAGGGGATGATGGAAAAGGAAACTCAGTAGTTTATGTTTCCCGGGCTGGTCAGGTTCATGACTTGGCTGTTTTTTCTACCGAGCATACTGATATTGTAAGTCTAGGGGCTAGTTATGCCGTTGCAGCTCCCACTCTATATACCGGAGATGATGCAGTAATAACCCCAATCGGAAATCGGCTCTACGCAATGGGAGATGGAAGTGCAGAGGCTGCTTATATAGGAAAAGGTCCTCCGACAGCGACAGCTTCTATATTTCCTGATGAAGAATTATACGACCAGGAATGGTCTAGATTTCCAAATTGTAAATTTTACACACAAGGCCCAAAGAAAACTATTTTTGCTGCGGGGAATCCTAATAAACCTCTTACAGTTTATATCTCGGAGCCTGCGGGATTAACTAATCCCTATCGAGATTCTCCACATTCAACAGAATTAACAAACCATAATCCTGGAGTCCTGAGTACGGTAGATATACTATCATCAAATGCTTCCATGATTACCGCTCTTTCGACCCGCGGAGAT